AGCTCATGCTGGCAGGGGGCTACCTCGTATCGAAGAAAGTATGTACTCAACGGCAAACAAGGTCACTTTTCTGCATAGCGGAACAATGAATAAAAAGCATAAGCAGCACGTCAAATTTCTTTTGCCAAAGGTTTGTGATGACATGGATATGAGTAAACGAAAAGCAAAAATAAAAGTCACCGTTACCTGTGTTACACAATCTCCTATTGACAGCGAAAAAGGAACAGATTACTTGCAGGCTTATGTTAATGCTTCCATACATTCCATAAACGGAACCGGCAAAATGGTATCGTCTAATCCATCCGAAACGGATGGACGAAAAAAATGGGATACTTGTTTCCACTTTGAAACGCCATACTCCAGCTTTCAAAGTGGCGATTGGGAAATATGGCTTGAACTGCATTCGAGATATGATGTAACCGATGAGCAAGACATAGCTTATTCACTTGCTATTACCGTTGAAGATTTAACTCAAGAACTCAATCTTTATGATTCGATTGTTGCTGAAGCACAAGGAAGATTTCCTGCGGTTCAGATGGTTCGTCTTCCTGTTCGTACTTAATAAAAATGAGTGCCGCCAATGCAACGGCACTCATTTCTTATTTTCTTTTACTCTTCAAAAACTCAATGTATTCATTAACCTGTGCAAGTTCCTCCGGACTTAAATCATCTGTACCGGAGATACCCGCAGCAGTTACTCCACCAGCATTCGGGTCTTCATCAATGTACCCTGCCGCTTCCATTAAATCCTCATACGGAGTATTCAAAGCAGCCGCCAATGACCGCAACACCTGCGGGGACGGCTGCTTTCTTACGCCATCCTCTATTCGTTTTACTTCCGTATGACTGATATCTGCCGATTCCGCTACTTTACGGATAGACAAGCCCTTTTCCAGCCTGATTTTTTTGACATAGGAACCAAGTTCCGCCATTGCAATCCCTCCATATTTGATTGACTACATTCATTATACCATACCTGTAACCTAAAAGCAACGCTTTTTTCTGAAAAATCGAAAAATACTATGGACAGTGTCACTGAAAGGTGCTATAATAATGATGGAACTAAAGAGTTCCGGTGCTAACTCGCAATCCAGGCGAGTGATTTTTAAAGCATCTGTGGAACTCATAGGAACCACAAGGAGGGATGTACAAATGCGACCAAATATCGAGTTTATAAAATCCGAAATGGAGAGGCACAAATGGTCGGGAAGTCAACTTGCTATGAAAATGGGCGTTTCCAGAATGGAAGTAAGCCGTCTTTTGCGTGGTCAGAGAATTGGCGGCAAAAAGTGTATTGCGGGATTGATGAAAGCTTTCCCTGATGTGCCATTTGAAACTCTATTTTTTTTGGATTAAGTGGAACTCATGGTTTCCAAAAAACGAAAGAAGGGATAAGAACAATGCAAACGCCGGATACAATGCCCATAAAAGCAACGCCCTTTGAACATCAAAAGCAAGCCTACCTGTTTGTACGCCAAGTGTTAAGCAAACCGCACACAGGTGCAGCTTTGCTCATGCAGATGGGTTGCGGGAAAAGTCTTGTCGGGGTTGCCGTTATGGGAGCCATGTACTTAGATGCCAAAATCAACCGAGTGCTGATAGTTGCTCCGCTTTCAATTCTCTCCGTGTGGGAGGAAGAGCTGGAACGCTTCGCCGATTTCCCGTACACGGTAACAGTCCTAAAAGGCTCTTCCGCAAAGAAAAGAGACGCTCTGCAATCGGCAGAAAAAGATGATGGATTGCAAATCGTAATTGTCAATTACGAATCGTGTTGGCGGCTTGAGGACGAGCTTCTCTGCTTCGATGCTGACCTTATCATTGCAGACGAGGGTCACAAAATCAAGGAGGGCAGAACCGCACAATCCAAGGCTATGCACCGTCTTGGTGATAAAGCAAGCTACAAGTTGCTCCTCACGGGTACAGTTATCACCAACAAAGAGATTGATGTATTTTCGCAATATCGTTTTCTCGATAAGAGTGTCTTCGGCAGCAGCTTTTTCGCTTTCCGCAATCGGTATTTTGACATGACAGGCTACGGCAGTCACACTCCTGTTTTCAAGAAATGGATGAGTGAGGATTTCCTAAACCGTCTGCACTCCATAGCGTTTCGAGTAACCAAAGCCGAGTGCTTGGATTTGCCCGAAATCGTGGAGGAAGTCAGAACCGTGGAGCTTGAGCCGAAAGCCATGAAGTTGTACCGACAAATCGAAAAGGAGTCGTTTGCGGAACTCGCAACTTCCGAAGTATCGGCTGTAAACGTCCTCACAAAACTGCTCCGCTTATCGCAGATTACGGGCGGTCACCTTACGGACGATGAGGGCGATACAAACGCCGTAAGTACGGCAAAGCTTGACGCACTCTCCGACATTATCGACTCCGTCATGCAAGAAAATAAGAAGCTCGTCATCATGGCTCGGTTCGTGCCGGAGATGAACGACATTCAACGGCTCTTGGAGCAAAAAGGCATTGACTACGCAGTCATTCGAGGCAACGTTAAAAACCGTGAGGAGCAGGTACATCGTTTCCAAAATGACGATAACTGCCGTGTGTTTTTGGGACAGATAGCCGCCGCAGGACTGGGGCTTACGCTTACCGCGGCATCAACAATGGTTTTTTACAGCCTTGATTATTCGATGTCAAATTTTGAACAGGCAAAGGCTCGGATACATCGTGTATCGCAGAAAAATGACTGCCTGTACATCTACCTCGTTTGTAAAGGGACGGTTGACACGAAAGTGATACGTTCCCTTCGCAATAAAACTGACCTTGCCAAAGCCCTCGTGGATGATTGGCGAAACGGAATAAATCCATTTACATCTTAGAAAGGTATGGTGATTTACGATGCAGGACGAAGCAACAACCATGTACAAACTCGCCGAAAAGCTTAAAGCTCTGCGTGACAAAAAGCAGGATACCGAGCAAAAGGTAAAAGACATCACAGCGGAGCTTAACGCTGTGGAGCAAGAGCTTGTAGCAATGATGACGGAAACCGAAACGCAGAACTTTACCCGTGCGGGGACGATGTTTTCTCTTAAAAACACTACCCGTGCTTCTGCAAAAGCAGGACTTAAAGAGGAGCTTTTCTCTGCTTTACGCTCCGAAGGCTACGGCGATTTGATTTACGAAACCGTCAACGCCAATAGCTTCTCTGCTTTCGTAAACGAGCAGATAACCGAAAACGGTGAGGAACTTCCCGACTGGCTTAACGGCTTGGTAAACGTCTATGAGCAGACCAAGGTGTCTGTCCGCAAATCCACAAAGAAATCTGAAAGAAAGAGGTAAAAAATTATGGCTAAGAACACTGAAATCACAACAACCAACAACGCAGATTTTCTTGCACTGAAAAACTGCAATCTCAGCGATACACTGAACGAGGAGCTTGCAGGACTTACCGTTAGCTTCGACCGCATCAAAATTCCGTCTGGTGGCGGCACTGTATTTGAAATCCCCGGCGATGATCCGGACGAGCCGGAAACCGTGAAGGAATTTTCTGCGGTGATTCTGTACCAGCACGCTCTGAACGCCTACTACAAGAACGAGTACACGGGCGGCTCCAATCCTCCCGACTGCGGCAGTTATGATGGCTTTGTTGGTGATGGTACGCCCGGCGGTCAGTGCCGTAGCTGTCCGCTCAATCAGTACGGTTCGGGCAAAAACGGTGCGAAAGCTTGTAAGAATCGCCGCAGGCTGTATCTACTCCGTGAGGGAGATGTTTTTCCGATGATGCTCTCCCTGCCGACCGGCTCTCTTAAAGGCTTCACCCGTTACCTCACGAGAGTTGTTACCCGTTACGGCAGCTCCAATGCCGTGGTTACTCGCTTTACGCTCAAGAAAGCTTCAAGCACGGCGGGGATTGGATAAAGTCAGGCGCAGTTCTCCGTTGACCGTCTGCTGACCGAAGACGAGTACGCTCTTATCTCCGCTATGACGGAACAGGTAAAAGCACTCAGTCAGACGGTCGGCTATGACAATGAAGCGGAAACGACAACCGTAAATGTCAATCCGGAAACGGGAGAGGTTATGGAACCCTTAGCGTAAACCACATAAGCAAATACATCAGAAGCACACTGCGGCGGGATGTTCTCGTCCTGCCGCTTATGTGTTTCGGAAAGGAATTACAAGATGGAAAATTATCGTTCTGTAACGGCAATTGCAGAAATCAAGGAACTTTTAAATAACAATCGTCCTGTGGCTTTTGACTTTGAAACTGCACCCGATGAAGCATACCGAAGTGAAGACAGAGCCGCACTCGATGCGCATAAGTCGCATATCACGGGAATCAGCTTTTCTATGGAAGAAGGAGTCGCCTTCTATGCACCGCTCGCTCATAAAGTTGGCATCAACGCAGAAAAGCAAGATGAGCTTTGGACGTTTCTGAAAGAGGCGGTTTTTGAAAATACAAGCCGTGTAAAAATCGCCCATAACCTCGCCTTTGAAGCAATGTTTCTGTATGCAAAGGGCATTGTGGTACAGGCTCCGTGCTACGACACAATCGCCGCTTCTCAGCTTACTTTGAAATCTCAGTGGGAGTTTCGCAATTTGCATGACAGTGGCTTGAAGTTCCTTGCGACTTCACTCTTTGGTGCGGAAATGCCATCATTTTCTACCGTTACAAACGGCAGACACTTTGACGAAATGAATCCGCAAGAACAGGAAACCATCCGCTACGCCTGTGCCGACTCGGATTACACCTTACGGCTTTACTACAAATTCAACGCTTGGTTTGATAAATATCTCCCTGCCCATCGCACTATCACCGAGGAGCTGGAATCGCCGACCGCTGTCTATTGCGGCATGATGAAGTACAACGGTGTACCGATTGACCGTGGACTTATGCTCTCTCGCCAAAAAGAAGCCGATGCAAAAATCTCCGAGATTAAGAAAGAAATCAACCAAATGACGGGCGGCGTAAATATCGGAGCTAACGCTTCCACTTCCGCTTTTAAGCAGTATCTCTTTGGAACACTCGGCTTGCCTGTGATGAAAACAACGGAGAAAAATCAGACTGCGGCGGACGATGCGACCATGCAGATGTTAAAGGAATGGTGTGCAAAAAATAAGCCGGAGCTTGTAAGGCTTTTTGAACTCGTACAGGAATACCGCAAGTGGGGCAAGCTTAAAAGCACCTACATTGACGGCTATCTCGCTCATGTTAATTTCGCAACGGGCAGAATACATCCTGACCTCATGCCGCTTGGAACTGAGACAGGGAGATTTGCAGCAAGAAATCCAAACTTGCAAAATTGCCCGCGTAAAACCAACGACCCCATCGGTATCCGAAACTTTATCGCTGTCGCTCCGGGTAATGTGCTAATGTCACTCGATTTTTCACAGATTGAACTTCGTGTCGGTGCGTTTTACTGCCGTGACCCGAAAATGCTGGAAACCTACCGCACAGGCGGAGATATTCACGCAAGCACCACAAGCGTTATTTTTGGTGTGAGCTATGAGGAAGCACAGGACAAACACTCAAAGGATTACAAGGAGCATCGCACCATAGCGAAAAACTGCAATTTCGGAGTGTTCTACGGTCTGTTCCCGAAAGGGCTTCAGACCACTCTCCGATTCAAGGCGGGACTTGATACACCAATCGAACGCTGCCAAGAGATTATCCGCAATCTGAAAGCCGGATATTCGGGACTAACTTTGTGGCAGGATGAAACCAAAAGGTGTGCCGCTCAGACCTGTTATGCCGAAACACGGCTCGGCAGACGGCGTTATCTCATTGGTATGCTATCCGATGACTGGAGCAAGAAGTCCTTTGCGGAGAGGTGTGCATTAAACACGCCGATTCAAGGCACTGCTGCCGATATTCTGAAAGCCGCCTGCGGACGGATTGTTTCGGGTATGCGGGAACGTCCATGGCTGAAACCATTTTTACAAATTCATGATGAGCTTGTTTTTGAACTGCCCGAAGACAAAGTACTGGAAGCACAGACTTTTATCAAAGAATGTATGGAAGCGAAGCCGTATCCCGAATTTGATGTGCCGATTATCGCTGAAGCGTCTGTAGGACCGAGATTCGGGAAAATGACAGAATGGGAGGACTATATCAATGAAACAAACTGATTGCCATAAATGCAAATATGGAGACATCAGCGACAAGCCGAGGACACTTACACTCGGGAATACGGTGATTCACCAAAACGGCGGCGTAATTTGTCGCTGCCCAAAGGTAGGGACAATCTCGTTTGATGGGGATTCGTTTCGTTGTTCTTCCTTTGCGGAGCGTTCGGGAGGTGACGGCAATGTCGATTAGCATCAGGAATTCCGAAGGGTATCTGGATTTAACTGCATACCACGCTCTCTGCCGCATTGAACGGGAGGAGAAAGGCAAAAGCCGCAGAAAATATATGCCGAAGGTATATAATCATCTCGCCGTTTGCCGGAGATGTCGAAAGAAATACAGCCAACGCACGCAGATACTGTTTCTTTGCTGTAAAGCAAGGCTACATTCCATTTGCTGCTCACCTGTTCTTTCCACAAATATTGAACGATTGCAATCCCACCGAAAGACAACTCGGTCTTTTTATGGGCATGGTGTATCTGGACGGCTGCCGGGAGGCCTGGGTATTCGGCGAGCGGATTTCAAGCGGCATGGCGGCAGAGATTGCAAGAGCCGAGAAACGGAATATCAAGCTCAGATATTTTACCGAAAATTGCGAGGAGGTGTAACGGCTTATGTTCCCAAAAGAGCTGTGTGACAAGAAACAATGGGTGTGCTGGCGTTTAGAGCCTGATCCGGACGGCGGAAAGCCGAGAAAGGTGCCGTACAATGCGGTTACAGGCTATAAGGCACAGTCCAACAATCCCAAGTCATGGTCGGACTATGCGACCGCCGTGGATGCACTGGAACGTTACGGATATACGGGTATCGGATATATGTTCGTGAAAACAGATAACATCGTGGGCGTGGACATCGATCATTGCTATAATCCCGAAACGGGCGAATTTAATGAGATTGCAACATCAATTCTCTCCAAACAGCCTACCTATGCGGAGTTCTCCCCATCCGGTGACGGCGTACATCTGTATTTTAAAGGTGAAAAGCCGTCCGGCAGCAACAAGAATTCTGAGAGCGGTGTGGAAATGTATAACGCAGGACGCTATTTTACGGTAACGGGAAAGCAGCTCCCCTCTGCTCCCGATGATATTGCAGAGGGTACGGAGACCCTTGCTTGGATTCATGCGACCTATATACAGAAACCGAAAAAACAAAAAGCAAAGAAAAAATCATCCGCTATTCCAACAGAAATGACCGATGAGGAGCTTCTCGAAAAAGCGAAATCTTCTGATGACAGTGAGGCGTTCACAGCACTCCTTGAGGGCAACTGGCAGGGCGCATTTCCAAGTCAGTCCGAAGCGGATATGGCGTTTTGCCGTAAGCTGGCGTTCTGGTCAGGCAAAAACAAGGAGCAAATGAATCGTATTTTCAAATCATCGGGATTGTATCGGCAGAAATGGGACGAAAAGCATCATGCAAGCGGTGCTACCTACGGAGAGGAAACCTTGGATAAGGCAATTGAATCGACAGAGAACGTCTATTCTCCCGGCGGGGATTCTCCCATCTTCGAGTTTCAGGGCAGATACTGGAGGGTAAAGGGTGAGAATACGTATCCCATCACAAATTTTATCATGCAGCCCGTGGAGATGATTGTATCCGATGACGAAACACAACTGACTGCAGACTTGGTGACAGTACGTGGGGAAACTTTCCGTCTTACGTTTTTGACCACGGATTTTGCCAATCAGCAGAAGTTCAAAAACCTCTTAAACAAGAACACGATTGCTTTGACTTACCTCGGCGGTGACGGCGATTTGGAGCTTCTCAAAGGCTATGTTTCGGAGCTTAATTGGGTAAAAAAAGTCGGTGTGAAAGCGATGGGAATCTACGAATACGGCGGCAGACTAGTCTTTGTTTCCAAGGACGGTGCTATCGAAAACGGCGGTTTAGAGGTTGCGGACATCGTGCAGCTTGACAAGTACAAGAGCATTGACAGCAATATTCTCGGCTGTGATGTGCTGAAAAAAGAGATGCTTTGCGACCTTGGGCATTGGCTGATGGGCTACAACGAGCCTGCGAAAGCAATCTCCATTCTTGCTTGGGCGGCAGGGTGTTTTGTCAAAGAGCATCTCAGACTTTCGGGCATAAAGTTTCCGCATTTATTTTTGATTGGTGAGGCAGGCAGCGGAAAATCTACGACCTTGGAGCGTGTACTGCTGCCGCTGTTTTCAAGCAGTCGTGTAACAGCAGCTACACAGGTGACAGCGTTTACGCTGATGAAAGAGTCTGCTTCGTCAAATACGATTCCTCTGCCTTTGGATGAGTTTAAGCCGTCAAAAATGGATAAAACAAAGCTCTCGACACTGTATAACCACTTCCGTGACAGCTATGACGGACATGAGGGCATGCGTGGGCGTGCGGATTTATCAGTTGTGACCTATGATCTGCTTGCTCCGCTCATTGTTGCCGGAGAAGAATCGGCAGATGAGACGGCGATTCGGGAACGTAGCATCGAGCTGCTATTCTCGAAAAAAGATTTGAAATCTATGGAACACAGAACGGCATTCAATCGGATTCTGGGCAATGAGATGTTGCTGAATGACCTTGGCAGGACGCTTTTGAATACAGCGTTAAAGATTACTCCGAGCGATGCTGCCAAATGGTACAAGGAAGGCACGGCGAAATTTAATCCCGATTTGCCGTGCCGTATTATATCGAACTTGTCCTGCTGCTATGCAGGGCTGAAGCTCTTGGAGCATATGTGTACAGACTACGGCTTTGCATGGGATACGGTGTTCCCTTACACGCAGGAAATCTGTGTAAAGTACATGGAGTTTGCGGCGAAGGACTATCTTCTTGACGGCGATACCAGCAACAAGAGCGTAGTGGAACAGACCTTTGAGGTCATGGCAAGAATGAAGCTGGATCCTAAAACTGTGTACTGTATTGAAGGCGGAAAACTCTATCTTTGGCTGACGCAGATTTATGACCTTTATACAAAGTACCGCAAGGATTATGCAGTGGTCGGTGAAACGTTGACCTATGCACAGTTCAAAAAACAGCTTCAGCACACCGAGTATTTTATCGCAAGCAATGAGCAAAAACGCATCGGCACAGAAAATCACAGATGTTGGGTAGTCGACTATGAATTGCTTGCAAAACGCTGTGATGTTACCGGTTTTGAAGTCACAGACATACAACCTCTTATGTAACTTGTAACTTCTGTAACTTCATATAGATAGAGAGACAACGTTCAGAGATTCCTCGTGCGTAAAAAAATTTTTATATTATTTTTTTATGGTCGTCTCCCTATTTTCGAAGGTTACGAAGTTACAAGTTACAAAATATAGTGTGGAGGGAAAAGCAATGTTAGAAAAAGACATCGTGAAATCCATCATGAAATATTTGAAGACCGTGCCGCACTGCTTCTGCTGGAAAGAACATGGCGGGATGTACGGCACGGCGGGGATTCCCGATATTATAGCCTGTGTAGATGGCAGGTTTTATGCCTTTGAGGTAAAAACCGAAACGGGCAAAGCGACAGAGCTTCAGAAAGCGACCATCCGTAAAATCCAAAGAGCCGGCGGCATGGCGGTTATCGTCCGCTCCGTTTCCGAGGTGCGTGCTGTCTTGGACGGCACTCCGCAATGAATCATGAAAACAATGCTTCATGTAAGTTGAGATAGATGCTTCGATGCTTCTCCGCTCCAATGCGAAAAATTTATTTTTTCGGAGGTGCGAGATGTATTCATACAAAACACCAGCTGCTCCTGCAAGACAGGAAGACAGCTACACAGAACTGGCAAAGGCTATCGTCTTACAAGCTGTGCATGACTATCGGTCAACCCTCAATTTGAACAGAAAGAATCCCAACAACAGAAAAGCACTGTCGGAAGCTATGGAGTATGAACGCTTCTTTCGCTCAGGGTGGTATATGCTTCTTACAAATCTTGATGGAGATTTATTGATTGACAAACTGCGTGAGGAGACAAGGTCAAAATGACAACACAGGAATATTTGAGTATGCCGGACGAGCTGCACAAAAAAATCGTATCTGATGTTAGAAAACTTGAAAGCTACAAGGACTTAGCATCAAGTATATCTTCTCCGCAGTTTGGGGAAAAAGTGCAGGGAACGCATTCTACCGATGCACCATTTGTACATTATCTCAGTAAAATCGATGCCATTGAGAAAGAAATCTCCGTGGAAAAACAGAAACTTGAGGAGCTGAAAGTCACGATAGATGCACAGATTGATTTGCTGGATTCCGAAAAAGAACAATGTGTACTGAGGTATCGGTATTTAATGTTTATGCGTATGTCAAGGATTGCTGCTGAAATGCACTATTCAAAACGCCGGGTACAGCAAATCCATGCAGCAGCACTAAAAAACTTTGAAAGATTTCACCCCATTTCACCCCCATTTCATCTTTAATTCACCCCCTTAATGTTGCTATACTGTATACTAGGAAAACAGGATAAAAACAAGCCTTCGTGGGAGCAATTCCGTGAAGGCTTTTCTTATGCCCATAAGGAGGTGCAGCGTATGCCACAAAAACCGAAAACACCCTGTAAACATCCCGGCTGCCCTGCCCTAGTCGATGTCGGGCAGAATTACTGTTCCAAGCACAAACCTTTGCATCCGGAACGTCCCTCTCCGGCAAAGCGTGGGTACAACTCTCGTTGGCGTAAGGTTCGAGCCGCCTACCTCCGCAAACACCCGCTATGCGTCAAGTGCCTTGCAAACGGTCGATATGTGCAAGCGACCGTAGTAGACCACATCGTTCCGCACCGTGGTGACCCTGCACTACTCTGGAACGAGAACAACTTCCAAGCTCTCTGCAAGCCCTGTCACGACAAGAAGACCGGCTTGGAAGACAAGAATCCGGTCTATCATTATTAAATTGTGAATGAGTTGCATGGTATCTGCTGCAATTCTGTGCTGCAATGCCCTTTTCGGTGACGGGAGGGGGCATATGAATCCTTTGTGTACATTCCATGAATACCAGTGCTGCCCTTCGTGTGCAACTTTGCGAAATCAAACGCCAAAAAATTATTTTTTCAAATGAGGTGAAGCCAATGGCAAAAGACGGTACAAACCGTGGTGGATTCCGAGTCGGTGCAGGTCGGAAACCCAAGGCAATCACAGAAAAAATCGAATCCGGAAATCCCGGCGGCAGACCGCTGACTGTGGTTTCGTTGGATAGTCAGGCTTCGGAGCTGCAAGGCGAAGATATGCCGCCGGTTCGTGAATACATGAAATCGAAACAAAAAGACGGCTCCGTGCTGTATGCAGAAGAAATCTATAACGAAACATGGGAATGGCTGAAGAAATACGGCTGCGAGCATCTGGTTCTACAGGAAATTCTCGAACATTTCTCCATGACTTGTGCAAGATTGATTCACTGCGAAGAAGCAATTTCCGAATACGGCTACCTGATGAAAAAGGCGAACGGTTCTCCGGCGACTTCGCCTTATGTGACGATGAGCCACGAATATCGCAAGCAAGCGAATCAGTTGTATTACCAAATTTATCAGGTAATCAAGGAAAATAGCTCCGTGGAAGTAAATAATTTGACTTCTACCAATGATGTGATGGAGCAGCTTTTACGCTCTAAGCTCTAATACCAAAAAACCGCTATCACAGGCGGTTATTTTTATGGGAGGTATCATGAAAGCACGAACTTACAAACCGGAATCGGAAGTCCCATTCTGGAAAGAATTGAAAAAGTCTCGTCCTTATTTGACCAAGCAGCAATACTGCACGTTAAAAGGACAAGCTGTGAAAGGAAAAGTCAGAGATGCTCGAAAGGGCTTGCAGAAAATTTTGTACAGGAGGAATGGATGATGCAGACAACGAAAGATTTTCAACTGATTTCTGTGGAGAGGTTGATTCCATATGTGAACAATGCCAGAACGCATTCCAAGGAACAGATTTTGAAGCTGCGTTCCTCGCTGCGGGAATTTGGATTCATCAATCCGATTTTGATTGACCGCAATTACAACGTTCTGGCAGGACACGGAAGGCTGATGGCTGCTAAAGAAGAAGGTATTTCCGAAGTGCCCTGCGTGTATGTCGACCATCTGACCGAAGCCCAGAAGAAAGCATATGTGCTTGCGGACAATCGCATGGCGTTGGATGCCGGATGGGATGAGGAACTGCTCTCTGTCGAGATGTCGGAGTTGCAGGAGTTGGGCTTTGATTTGGAGCTTACCGGTTTTGATGAGAAGGAAATTGCAGACCTGTTTGCAACAGATGACGAAGCAAAAGAAGATGATTTTGTCGTTGATAAGGCATCGGAACTTCCACCATTTGTAGAATCGAACGACATTTGGCTGCTTG